CGACTTCGAATTCAGCAATTACAAATACTGCAACTACATTATCTGTAGCAAACTTTACTGGAATTAGCACTGGTGATTTCTTACAAGTTGATAATGAATTGATGAGAGTCAAAGCAAAATCAACATCAAATACAAATGACTTAACTGTTATTCGAGGTGTACTGGGAACTCGTTCTGTTGCTCATGATTCGTCTACATTAGTTAGAGGTGTTGAGGTAATACCTTCACAAACAAATAGATTCTCTACCATTCGTGCCTCTG